AATTTCTTTTAAAAACCATTTTGGATAACGTCTTTTACTATCTGTATTTCCAGATATTCTACCCTCATATATTTTAGCAAGACTATAATCATTATTATTATTTATGATGGTCTTCAGCTTCATCTTCATTCTCTTCTTGTGGTGTAAAAGATTCTTGTATCTTTAATAATATATCTTTAGTATCAGCAGCACTAACCTTATATTGATCTAATAAAACATATACTCTATTATTAAAATTATCAAAGTTTTGATCAGCAATCTCTAATAAATAGTCTTCCGATATCTGTTTGAGTATAATATCAGCTACTTCTTCAGATGTATGCTCTTTGTATACTATTTTAGGTGCTGTATCATTTAATATAGGTTTATTATCGTCTTCTATTTCTTCTCCAGCTAATACTCCATTTAATTCATCTACTATTTTTCTCATCATACTCAACTGTTTAACTGGACTTTGTACAAAGTTATCTCTGTATGTTTTTTCATCACCTCTAAAAGTATACTGATTATTAATTCTCACATACATTGTACCATCTTTTTCAGATTTTATTTTATTTCTTGCATAACTTTCTAACTTACCTACCACTTCTTGAAACTCTTTATCATTATGAATATACATTCTTCTTAAATCTAGCTTAGCTTCTTTTATAACCCAATGATACAAAGCTCTAATTCTATCTAGAATAAAATAATTTCTATGGTTTGAGACTTGCTTAGCATTCTTCGGGTTATACTCATCCGACTTTTCTGAATGTTTTTTAGCGTATGCCTTAAACTTAGAAAGTATATCTTTTTTGTTTATTTGAAAAAAATTTTCACTCATAGTTTAAAATCTCTATTTTTTATCGCATACTAGGCGTCACTCAGCCGATTTTAAAATTAGAAAGTTCAATGTTTGAAGGTATCGTAGCAATAAAGTTTTGAAACACTTCAGAATCACTTAACGCCCTACTAAACACCCTCGTTAAACCAACATCGTGAGCCACTTGAGCACCAGCTAAAGCTCTATCACTTCCTATAAGTAATCTAGGTGAAGTTAATTGAGGCATACCAATAACATCAGCTGAGCCACCAGTAGATTGAACAGCGCTACCAGAGATAGAAGCAGATAAAGGAATAACTGAAACATCAGCACCAGCAGCAGAAGCGTATCTTGTTCTAGCTAGTGGCATCCTATGACCATCAATATAAATCCTCATACCAGAATCTGAACCAGTAGCAGATATGACACCAGTAACATGATACCATTTATTTAATAATATATTATGTTGTCCCACCATATTATTAGTTGATTTTCCAACAGTACCAGCAGCAGTAGTTAAAGCTCCAGCAGTAACAGAAGATAGATTATTAGAAAAAGAGAAAGCTCCATTCTCCATATAAAGTTTAAACCCTTCTTCAGCACCACAAATATTCATAAACGCTTGAGTACTTCCAGTAGCATGAAACCTTATATAAGTCATCATCGTCACACCGGTAGTAGTATGATATCTTGTATTGAACAGAGAGGATGTAACACCTTCTATATAGCTGCTATTGTCTAATCTAAATCCACCTTCAATCGGTCCACTTGTCCAACCTGTAACTGTACCCGAACCAGCACCCTGTAACCCTGCTGTTTGCATTGCACCATGTCCAGCGGCTTTACCAACTATAGCAGCACTTAAACCATTATATGATAAATCAAAAACCCCTGTTAAACCAGAAGAAGCCCAAACTTCTTGAGCATCTTGTTGGTTAAACAAATAAGTAGTAATATCTGCTGAACCAGCGTTACCATTCATATCAGTAGTAGCGTCAACAACATATGTACTATTTTGTTTACCTTTAGGTCTTATTCCATTACCTATAACTTTCATATCAGATAGTGTTGGTAATCCTGTAATAGTTATATCGGTTGCGTTTGACTCACCATCATTAATTATTACATCAATTCTATCTGTATCTTTCATAGTCATTGTGATAATATATTCGGTACCTTGAGATGTTGTAGATAATAAAGAACTTGTTGCAGCTGCACCAGCAGACCAATTAGTATTAGTTTGTCCAGCGGCAGAAGTAATAGAGTTTGCAGTAATTCTATTACTACCGGTGGCAGAGGTTAATCCATCTGAAGAACCAATTGTAATTCCAATAACTCCATCACCACTTATTGCATTAGCGGCACCTGTGTCAGATATAGCAGAGCTTTCTCTATAAGTACCATCATTACCCTGGCCTCTTGTAATTCTATATATAGCAATAAAATCATCACCGGTAAGTCCCATATTATTACTCAACAAAAATAATGGTTGCTTACTGAAATTAGTTTTATTACTTAAGTATCTAACTGTATGTTGTGTTGTAAAGTCTCTAGTTTGCATATTAATCTATTACATCCCAACTGATTTCACCACCTTTTCTTGTTTGTTCCGGACCAACGAAGCTGCCCGGGAAAAATCCTTCTCTTAAATCTAATGAATCAACCCTTAGCAATAATCCAGTATTATTAGTGTCATCACTTAAACCTTGTATACCAACTTCTCCTGTAATAGTGGTTTCGCTCGTAGGTAGTTCAGCAGTGTTTCTTATCACTACCGGGAGCCATACATTTCTATCCATTACAGCTGTAACTGCTTGAGCCTTAGCTTTATCACCTAAAGTAAATGTTACTCTCGCTGATGTTGAACCAGAAGTTAACAACAACCTTAAAGATAAAGTATATTCATTTTTATCAAACAATAAATGATTATAATTTATAGTATGAACCCCACCTTGTCCGCCAGCCGTTGTATTGATAGTGTAAGCCGAAGAACCCATAAAAATATTTAATACATCATAATTAACAGCCGCACCACCAGAAGCTGTCCACACATTAGAGGCACAAGTAACTAAGTTATCAGATCCCTGCTCTAATATCAATTGATTCTGATTATCATGTACTACGCATAAACCTCCATGATCATAAGTACCGCCCCTTAAGCTTTCTAAATCTATTTGGCCTGTAATTGCATTGTTCAATCCTGTTACAGTTTGGCCAGCAACAATAGTTTGCTCTTCAGAAAAATCCAATGTACCTACAAAGTTTTGTGGAGTAGCGCTATGGCCATAACGTGTTACATCAGGAATACTGTCGGCAACACTAGCAAACAAGTCAACAGCAGATATGCTTTCAAATCTCCACCAAGCTGCTAAATATTCAGCCGAAGGTGAAAAATCCGTTTTAACTTGTGTGGCATAAGTTTGACTGTCAAAATCTTCTGGCTTAATTCCTATATTAGCCTTACTAGCTAATGTAGAAATACTATTTGTTGTACCAGTATTTAACCACAATCTCATTTCATCAAGTTTACCATCAAAACTAATTGCTCTACTATACCCATAAGTAACCGCAGATCCAGTAGCAGGGAACGGTAATCCTTCAGCGCCTAACGACAAATCAGTTAATTTTTCTAAAGTTTCTTGCCTATTAATATCACCATTTATATACACCCTCATCCAGCCTCTAGGAGTAGGAGTAAATCTTGGATTTTGATCTGCGCCTGAAACTGTATACTCGCACCATATGTGATGCCACTCATCTAGTGTAATATTGTTGTTAGATGTAAGAGAATAAGCAAAACTACCACCAGTAGCAAATTGAAAATCAATAAAATGTGCCGAATTACTTCCTTGAACCGTACCTGCCACCGAAGCTTCTGCACTAACAGCGTAGATAGTGCGAGCCATATAATTTCCATCAAAGCCCGTAGTAGAAGATGATGAATTTCTTTGTATAGTTAATTCATAAAACTCACTGTTCTTATCTATGCCTGTAATAGTAGAGTCTAACTTAACCCAAGCTTCTAAGGCAATATTGTTTGTAGTAGCGCCATGTTTAACAGTATTTTCACCAATACCCTCTAATAAAATCTCTGTCCCTAAACCTTGTGCAGTTGGTAATTTAAGAAAGTCATCAGTGCCATCCATCTCAATAGATTTTAAAGAACCTGTAATTACCCCATCTGCATTTGCACCTGTTTGTGGTACACTATTAGGCAAATTATAGGTAGGAGTATCGCTCAAGTTTAATGTCTCAGGGTCTTCTATAAGACGAGATAATATTTTTTGATACTCACCAGAGATTGCTGCATTTATATACTTAAAAGCCATATTTTTTCCTATATATCTATTTGTACTTTAAAGGTCAAAGGTAAATCCGTTGGCTTCTTTAATGGTCTTGCTAATTTCGCAACAGCCATTAAATCATTATTATTATCATATAATCCAACCGTTGTAATATACGGACCAGCACCAGCGCCCGTCATAGATGGTGTGTATGTAAACCTGTCGGTAGAACCTGTTAATTGAGATTTAGTCCATAAATTATTATATGATTGCTGTATTGCACCGGCACCTGTTGTATCGCTACTTACCGTTCCTGTTAAAGCAGAAGTAAAGTTAGTAGAAAAATTCATTTCATCAGGTTGACATTTACAAAAAACATTTATAGCTGTTCCTAAAACTTTTGTTTTATACTTAACAGATGTAACAGATGTGGCTACTTCCCTCATATTAGCAGTTGTAACCACAAACATTCCATCATCAATTAAAGAGGCACCTATTGTATTACCAGTGGATTTTTGAATGAATTGACCGGAACCCGAATCATAATAATCACCAGCGATACTGTCACCTGCATAATTAACACCTGTAACTGTAGCGGTCATTCCACCTTTTTCAATTCCTAAATCAAACAATCTTTTTCTTAATGTAAATATACCAATATCATTTACGCCAGCCGCATCAAGTGAGGCTGTTGTGGTACCTGTAAAACTATCAGTAAACCCTCTGTTACTTAACAACATTCCTACACTCATAAAATAGCCCGACTTTGATCCTGTAACGCTGGCGGTTACACCCGTCATTGAATCTTTTGGTGAAGCAACCATACCATGATCAGTTTTGCCATCAATAGCCACAGCCATAGTTGTACCACTCAAACCACTTAATGTAAATTGACGAGATGTTTCAAAATTACAAATATAAGTATCCGCTGGAGCTAAAGGTGCATATGCGCTTTGTATCAATGGATGTGTTGGCGTAGGAATTACCGGGCCGCCTGTAACTGATCCATCTATCATTGTTTGCTGTGTTATAGTGTTTGGCATATTATTCCTCTAAAAATCCAACTTAACTTGTCCGCCCAATGTAATCGCTTGATCTTTTCTTACAGGTTTTGAAAGTTTAGCTACAGCTACCAAATCATTCTGATGATTATACAAACCAATACTTGTGATATAGGTTGCAGGTTCATCAAATATACTTCCACCAGTTTCAGGATTAACGCCACTTGTATTACTGGAAAAGTTCATTTCACTACCCGAAGCAACAGCATCCACTAATAATCTTCCACGATCAACTTGTGAATGATATAAAACACGCTGAAAATTAAAAGATGTATTGTTATGCCCTGTAACAGCAAAACCAAAATCACCAGTAGCTCCCGAAGCAGGGAACGTGAAATCTAAACGAGCATTAGGGTCATCACCATCAATTGTTGCCAACCCTAAATCATAAAAAACCAAACCAATTCTTTTTATAGAATCTTGTATTGTTTTTCTAACTAACCTACCTTGTGTATTTTTACTATCTACAGGGTTATTAATCTGTGGCTGATCAAAATAAAGAAAATCTCTTGGTATACCGGAGACTTGCAAATCAGTAATCGTATTTCCACTTGTACCATTGACTAAATTTTTAGAATCAAAAAGTTTAACAATTCCATTACCCACAACACTACCTGTATTAGAAGATAAATTACCAGTCCTATCGGCAGCCATCGCGGCCGCACTTGATTGCGCACTTAATCCTCCAGCAATATCAACACCCGTAATGCCATTCATATTATTAAAATTCCACCATGCTGCAACATTAGCAGCTGAAGTTCCAGTTAACGCTTGATTTCTAAAATTGGTGAAACTTACACCTAAAGGATTAGAACCGTTAGATTGTGCATCAGTGGGGTTAAGGTTAATGAGTTTTCCTACTCCATCTTTAAATCCAGTGGTTCCATCTAACAATCGTTGATTCCACACTCTTACATGCGCTACTTGACCATCATACAATCCCTCTAATTGCGAATCATATTGATCAGCTATCGGCCCCCAATCACCAGTTCTTACTTCGTCATTTCTATTAAAATTAGATGCTCCAATATAAACATTATTTCCAGTTGGAGCATTTATAATACCTGTCGTATACAAGGCCGTTTGTTTAATAGGTATTCTTTGATCTATCATATTAGCTTGAACAGTAGGGCCACCAGCTGCATCTGCGCCCATCAAACGCGGAAACACTTGTTCTTTATTTGATAGTTTATAACCATCTATATAGCCCATCACTACACCAGCCCCTCGATCTGCTGAAGCATTATTGGTGGGGTCCTCTATTTCATTAATATCCCATGAAACCACTACATGATGAAAGTCACCATCAAATAAATCTATACCAACATCAGCAGGTACAAACAAACCAGAAGCTTGTACATCGGGTTGTGCAAAATCTTCAGAAAACGAAGCTCCTGTATCAGCATCTCTAATATAAAATCTAAAAGCTGGCTCTCTATTATCAGCAGACCTTGTAAGCTCCATTTTCATAAACTTATTTTTAGTCAACGTATCTTGACTACTTGCTAATCTACGAAAATAAAGTACGGAGTCAGACTTCATGGGTCTGATAATAGTTTCAATAGTGCAAGCTTCTCTTATGCTATCTAAATTATTGCCTGCTGTATAACCTTGACCATTTCTTGTATCAAAAACATTACCTAAAGCAGCAGTAACACTTACACCAAAGAATGATTTACGGCCAGTGCCTTCTTCGCCACCAAATGGATTTTTCAAATCTAAAGCTGTAGTATACCCCGAAACATTTGGAGTTTCAGAACCAAAAATACCCGAAGCAATAGTGGTATATTTAGCGTTAGAGGAGGCACCGTCAACAGCAGCGGTTAATGATGTGTTGGAGTTATTAATCTGCATTTTAAAAGCCGCAGACTTAAAAGAAGAATGATATATATCTTTTCTTATATTGATTTGTCTTAACACAGAAACTTTAGTATCAGCCGAAGATGAACTTACTAGGGCCGTAGTGCTATTATAGTCATTATCGTTTCGATACAAGTACCCTTGAGCGTATCTAAAAAGATCTTGACTTGAAGTGCGAGAATTAGAATTAGTAGAAGCTCTATAAGTTTGATCCGAAGAACTTAAAAATACACCAGTAGTTATTTGAGCAGTAAGAGACTGACCTTCCAATACATTATTATCAAAACCCCACTTATACTTTATTTCTTTTGAATCTACCTCATTAAACGCAGGATTGGTACCCAATTTAAAAACATTTATTTTACCTAACGATCTAATTCCTGTAAGTAGATGGACATGGCTCGCGCAGGGACTATCTTCTGATATAGATATGGTTTGTTCCTCAACAAATGGCCGAGGATTGATTTCGTTTTCTGCGAATGCTTTATATGCCATTTCATTTTATTTTCTTAATACTGCAACCTTACTGCGAATACTTTTTCAGTATCAAAATCCTTCTTTACGGGTGGCGCGGTTTTAGCTACAGCCAATAGCTCATTATCAGCATTATATAAACCAACAGTAGTAATAAAGGATGTTGGATTGCCTGTTAAGTTAGAAGAGATCGAACCTAAAGAAGCGTTTGCAATTGCAGTTGGATTGTTAGAATAATTAAACTCTTGATTAAATGCTCTTGTAAAGAATACACTTCTCTTTAACATATTCAAGCTAATAAAGCTCAAATTATTAATCGCTACATTACCAGCAGTAGCGCCAGGTCCAAACACAAACCCCGAAGACGAATCTATCAAAAAGTTTGTATCTCTAGAATAATCGCCACCATGAAATATCATTGTGCCACTATCATAAAAAACCGTCCCTACAATATTAGTAGTATCTGCTTTTTCTACTAGATCACCTTTACGACCAACAGCGCCCGAAATAGATTGTTCTGGTTGATCAATAATAACCTTATCAGCTTGTGTGCCAAAAGAAAACGTACCAGTTACACTACCTGATAAAATTGCATCATCAACTGTAGTTCTACCAACAGTAATAACTCTTGAAATACCCGTTGTTGCAACATTATTTTGAGACACTGGAATCCTATTAGCAGCAGAAGAAGAAAAGAAATAATTTGAAATATTACGAAAAGCTGCACTTAAGGGGGTACTTGTAGTGGTTCCTTTTGCATTAACTAAAAAACCAGTAGACGTAGCTTCCATTACAAAAGAATTAATATTTCTTTCTTGCGCTGCAGTAGCAGACGTAATTTCATAGTTAGTCTTGGTCAATACTTCAGTATTGATTACATCGCGACCTAAATCATAATTATTTATAGACATTATTTATTTCCTTACGCTGCAGCGCCAGAAGCACTTACCGTTAAAGTAAATTCTTTTCTCGCACCACTATTAATACCTGTAATATCTACTATTGTTTGACCAGACTTACCGCCTGCGTTAGCTCCGGTTCTTATAGTAAATGTACCTTGGCCATTTTGATTAGGTGTGGCGGTAGTATTTGTCAAAACACCAATATCCGTATCTCTAACTGTAGCTGCATAACCTTGACTATCTTCTCCATTATCAGTAGAAACATCAATAATTAAATCAGTACCATAATCCACTGTGCCCGAAGTAGGAGAAACTTGTAAATTTGCAATCTTTAAACTACCTTTGGGTAAAGTAATTAATCTATAAAGTAAAGCTACATTCTCATTAGATACAGGCTCCAAAACTGGCAAATTTAAAATATCCGCATCTTGGTCTGTAGCTTTAGTAGCATCATACAATTGATAATTAATTTCATCATCACCAAAAGCAAACTTAGTAACTTGAAAACTACCATCATTTCGCGCAAGTAATTCTCTACCTTTTCGTGTAAGTATCGCGTCTATTACAGCTGTAGAGCTATCTAAAAATGCCATATTCTTTTCCTTTATTTAATCTTAATAAATATATATACCAAGATAAATCCTATATAAATATTTATGTAGTTTCCTTTTTGGTTTCTTTTGTTTCAGTTGTTGGAGCTTTCTTTCTTGCTCTTGGCTTTACTTCCGGTGCAACCTCAGTAACTTCAAATGGAAAGTCACTAGAGTTTTTAGGGTTTCTAAAAATAACTTTTGTAGGAACAATAATGTGCTTCTTAATAAGTTCCATTTTTTCATCAATCTTATTATGATACCTATCAATGTAAATAATATTAGCTTCCATAATATTCTTTTCAAAACGTCTATCCAACTCACCAAATTCTACCGATGTATTAAAAAGATTACTTGCCTTTAATGACTCTTCAGCAGTAGGGCTAAAAGAATCATAGTTTTCATCAATTGAAATGACCCTTACTGATGGAAATTTAGAGGCCGCCACAGCTAACCTTAAAGTTGCTTGACCAGCATAAGTACCTACCTCTAAAATATTAGTTGTGTTTTTGTTTATCATATCACTAACCAAACCCTGTAGAGCTTCTGCTGCTTCATCTGATATTTGCTTGAAACGATTAAGATAATTCATTTACCTATTCCTCCATTTAAGATTGTAATGTTGTGCCACCTTGTTCTTGAATTTGTCTAATAAGGTCCGTATCCTTAAGAGAATCAGAATTAATCCCTACTCTAAATATCGTTGTTTCATTATTAAAAAGATTAGTTATGCGTATAGGTACAATACCTATTGAACCTGACACAGTTATATCAACCACATTTTGAGTTATGTTACGAGCTACATCAATAGCGGTTAATGATCTAATCCCGTCTGAAAGTCTTAATTCAAACTCAACATCGCCTGTTTCTAAATTAGTAGTAAAGCTTACATCTTTTTCTTTTATTGTTCTGCCTCTACCTTCCGCTATATTCCCTATTGTAGCTTCAAAATAATTATCACCATTACCAGATGTGGGAAAGTCAAACCTTAATGCTGGCATCTCTGTTTTAAAAGTATTACCTCTTGCTAACATTCTCGCACTACCTTTAATAACCGCACCAATATTAGCTGAAATTGGAGCAGCAGTTGGTGAAATTAACAACGCGTCTGTAGTTAATTCTACTGTAGCTAAAGCAGCTGCTGAAGGTTTTATTGTTAATGGCAATGCTCTACCTATTCGTGTGGGTAAAAATCTCGGCACGTTTGTAGAGCTTTGAACACTTAAAGAAGATACATTTCTTACTGTCGTAACGCTATTATCTAGAAATTCTTGTAGCCCACCTTGATATTGATATCCTTGAAAATCAGCGGTAGTAGCGGCAGACGCTATTAGTGTAGAATCATTTGCGCTATTACTTCCTTGGGTAGAAAGATTGGCTGGACTATAATGATTATTAACAGTAAATGCCGTAACTGACATATCAATCAAACTAGGTACTTGATTGTTTGGAGTTTTACCTTCATCATAAGAGATGATGCCACGATCTCCAGACATAGTAGGTGCGCCAACATAACCAGTACCAGTTGATTCTCTCAACCCAAAAGTTCTTCTCATTTTTGGGCGCTCTAAGAGGTGATTTTCAATGAATACACCTTCAGCTACCGTACCAGTCTTAGCAGGTATAAACTGCTTAATAAAGGTAAAAATACCCCCAAAAGTATCGTTAAAATTAGATAAAGCTTTAACGAAAGTGTTAAGATCAGTTACGCTAGTGGTGTCGCCGCTTGCGCCACTTACACTACTACCTAAAACACCTCCACCACTTCTTATTCGATCCCATGAGGTAGAAGATTGAGTAGCAAATGTAGCTGATGGAGCTAATCCCATTTGTGCTGTTATGTCATGCCATTGTTCAACAAAAGGACCAGTATATTCTTTTCTAAATAAATCTTCAGGATCACCCATTGTGCCAGCAATATCTAAGTCTTGATAAAAATTTCTAATACTATTATTTAAGACATTAATAGGGCTAAGCGCATAACTAACATAACCTGTATCAACTATTCTATCAGTATTGCTTCCTTGTGTAATTTTATCATTATCAGTAGCGAACCCTACTGGTGAAAATCTTGATAATTTCTTTTGATTATCAAAAACCCTATAATGTTTTCCGGTTAATCCACCAAACGAAACGGGATGCGCTGTATTTCCAGCGGTTGTAGAATCGACAATAAAATTATAAGAAGCTGCGGAACCAGTTAAAACAACATTTTCTCTTAATTTATAATGACCCGATAGGCTTGAAAAATTAGCTTTATTAGTTATGCCTACCGTATTAACCGACCCTGTAGAATTTTGAAAAGAAACTGATTCAAAATTTCTCGTTTGTTCAAATAAATCTTCATCTTGTAAAGCTACATCATGCCAAGCTCTAACTTCATGCATATATCCCGTAAATGAACCAGATGCCGGAAAATAAGCGGGGAATTGTGAATAATTAGTTCCACCCACAGAGTTGGTTCCAACACCACCCGTAGAAGAAAAATTAATTCTTGCTACATCATAATGAGCGGTAGAGCCTGACGAATACACAACCACATCATGCCCACCTGTTGGAGAACCCGATAAGGCCATCGTCCATATCTTTAATGTATCACCAGAACGAGATGCTACTACATTTACAAAATTATTTGCACTTCCGCCACCTTTAATCCAGCCCGACATAGAAGTTAAATCAGTAATAGCTGACATGGAAGCTGTTGTAGTAGATTTAAAAGCTGCCCGCCCACTAGCATCCATATCAATAATATATAACGGATGCTTTAATAAGGTCATAGAAGAGTGATCAGCCGTTGCTGAAACACGCATCTGTAAAGTAAAATTAGTAGAAGCGGGAAAGTCAAAAACTAATGCTGACCCAGTAGTAGCGTCCGAAGTTGTTTGAATGAACGCATCACCAGAAGTATAAAACGCAGGTATGTCAACTTCTTCAGTAATACGAATGGCATCCGGCTTATGAAAAGCAGAATATTCATTGTAATTAACAAAATTGTGATCAACACCATATATTCTACTTATAGCTTCTGCTGCAGCCTTTGTTCCTTTAGCTTTTAAAAGAAATTGAATGTTGTTAAGAATTTTATTCCAAATATCATAAGTTATTTCTTGTCTAGTTGAGCCAGAAGTGGATTCGGTTAAATATTTTTGAAAATCACTATTAGTAGCCATTCCAAATAATTTAATACCAAACTCTTCAGCTAAAATAGGTAAAAACTTATTAGGAACTCTATTATATTTGTCATAACTTATTCTTTTAACATTAGATATTTGATCAATAAAAACTTTTAACTCATCTAACTCATCCCCTATAGCCGCTAACATTTTTTCTAAAATTTGATCTTCATCACCCATAAATAATATATTAGGTAACATATTTTTCAACTCCGGACCTCTAGTTATAGTTGTTTCAGCAGTAGATGGTATTTCAACAAAAGCCTTTCTTACAGCAGACCTTTTTAATCCATCTGAACTAGTGTCAAGAGTTATGTATTCTGCAGTACCAGCTGTTCTATCAACAACATTTATATTCTCTTCTTCAAAATTAACTGCTCGGGCAGAGATTGAATCTACTACTCCAGTTTGCGACCCTGTTAAACTATTACTTAATCCTCTATCAATAAAGATTAAAGGAACTAAATCGCCATCTTGATTAGTAGCATTAACTGTTGCGTTAGGGCTGGCATTTATATCCGCAGAACTAGATCCTGTTATTCCTAACTTATTTAACAGCCATAAATCAAATCCTGTAGATTTTTTCTTAAATTCATCTACTTTAAAAATATTTTCAGCACATAAGGCCGCTGTATCTGTACCGCTAGCGCCAATAGGATAATCAGCAATTATTCTATCATAAGAAGTGTTAAATTTACGAATAGCATCACCAAAAAATATATGTTGGGAAAAATCACCATAATCAACAAGAGGTAATACTTTATTTCTATTACCCGTAACGCTACGACTTATAAGCGAACCACTAGAGGTGCCAATTGCGGAAAGTGAAGCTACTAATGTATCATATGAATATCCGGAATCTGCCATTTATTTTTTCCTATAGAAGACCATAGTCATAATTAGCATCTCGGGTTCGTTTTGCCATAGAAGATGGGTTAGTGTCCTCAGTATCATAAGATTCACCTACCACAAAATCCCATCTATCCGGAAAATCATAATAGAAAGTATCCCCACGCACATCTAATTGCATATATACTTTATATGGTATACCTACATATAAAAGATTAGTATCTAAGTCAAAGAAATTTCCTTGAGAATCGTAAGAAATATCAAAGTTTTGTATTTCAATATCGTCTGTATATTTTTCTCTAATTTGAATCTTACCCGACTTAACAACATAATTGTTTTGAGCAGTACTGCTACCCGTAACACTTTTTAAAGCAGTAGTTCTATCTTTAATATTAACTCGTATTCGTTGGGTAGTTCCCGGCTGAAACTTAGGAGTAAGATTGCTAAGTGTAATTTGATAATTAGACGTTGTGTAATTACTATGGCCCGATGTAGGTAATATGCAACTAAAATTAAAAGAATCAGTTCTGTATTCACCAGCCGTAGTAACTGTCCAACTATCGGTAAAAGAAGTAGCTGCAGAAACCCCAATATTTATTCCTGTTAAACCAGCTGCAGCGGTTTCAGTTCCAGCATCTCCAACATTAACTTTATAAATTCCTTTTGAGTGACGACCAGCTGTAACGGCAATACCTAAATAAATTCCTGTACTACCTGCAACTGTTGTGTTTCCATCAGCACTTAATGTTACATGACCAGGAAATGGACCGGTCCCATTTAAATCAGTTAAGGCACCGTCAACAACACTATAATAAAACAACAAACCTGATTTAGAAAACTTTATATTACTTCTGTCATCTTTAATAGCGCCGGGCCATTCTAGCTGTAAGTAAGGCGTTTTTTGTGTATTTGTTTCTCTACTATAAAATTTCTTAGAATAAAAGTTTTCAGCCGAGACTGAATTAGCTACTCCAGCAGCAGTAGCTTCAGTAGCGTCTTTACATTCTTGTGCGTCCGACATTCTCAAAAGAAAACCATGATCAGCAGAACCACCGTTAGCAATAGTTGTTCCTGTGGAATAATTAAGATAAGCTTTAAAATAATCTGTTACATCTATTTTAAGATTTTCTTCACCGTTAGCAAAGCTACATGAGCCAGAGTTAGAATCATAAACTTTAGTAGCATATCCTACATAATTATTCGCACCGGTTTGACCAGCATTACTGGCAGTTTTCCACGGTACTAAATTTGTAGCTGATAGAGCGTTCGCAAATCCCGTATTACTAAAGTTATCATTATCTAAACCACGACCTTCGATCCAATTAGATGTAAGAGGAAAGTTCCATATTTCAAAATTTTCCGGTACCGTATCCGTAGATGGTGTATTAAACATATAAATATATGCAGATACAGTAGAGTCTGTTCTTGGGTCCGGATACTTACCTGTGCTTACAATACCGGCACTTAAAGAAGTAAGGCCAAACTTCATCAACATTCTTGCCCATTCTTTTCTATCGTCACGGCGATCATTAATTTTGTTCCAAACTTCTAATACAGGTGTTAATCCAAAATTAGCAGTTGTAGAATATTCCGTAATCCAAGTATCTATTTTTGAAAACGCTCTTGCGTAGCTCATTTTATTCTCTCATTAATATCCGCCGCCAGCGCTGCCACCGGCAACACCTTGAGCTGCGGCTGTTGATTGATCAGCACTTCTACCTACGATATCAAAATTAGGATATTTTAATTCCCATACATCTCGTTGCCCAAATTTTAATATACCCGAAGATGTATTAGCATTTATATTATAGGCGACACTAGAATAGTTTCTTCCATCTACTGTACCTGTTCTATTTATAATTTTAAACTCTGATACTGATAAAACTGATTTTTGCGATTGAATAAGAGCAATTATTTCTGATGTAATTATTGAATCATTAAAATTTGTTCTTGATGTATCAAATTGTCGTTGTAATAATAATATTGTATCTATCAATGCTTCAGCAAAATTAGCGTCTTGAGATGGAACAATAACAAATTCTATTGCTATATTAACTATTCGCCCTGCATTAAATTTTACACTATCAGAAAAGGATCTAAATTGCTGTATATATTTCTCTACATTATTAATTATAACATTATTTGGAGTTGTTAGTTGGCCAACAGAGTTTCTTGTAACTAAAAATAACTCTACTCCCAAATTATTTGTAGGATCTTTTCTTGCAAAACTCCTGAAAACACTTCCGAACTGTGATGGCATTGACATTATTCTTACTTGATAATCTTGTAATGTAATACATCTTAATTGAGAAGACATATTATTTATAGCATTTATCTTTATAGAAGAAATACTTTCGCCTTCTTCACCACCACTTGCTTGATATGCATTATTACAAGCAATACTTTCAAATATCGTACGAGATTTGTCAGCATTATCATTAGAAAAATTAGGAGTAATAAATTGTATTTCTTTTTCTACAAACCTTGTAATAGAATTAGGGCCAACATTTCCATTAACACCGCCGCCTTGCCTATATGTAATTACAACAGTGGTGTCTCTAGGTGCAACTCCTAATGAATTGGTTTTTAAAAAATTGGTAGATTGAATAGCTGCTGGAGCAAAACCAGAAGGCGACCCTCTTAATGATGGCGGCAAAACAAAATCATTAGGGTTAGGTATTATTTCACTGTCAGCCTCATTCATAATACCCGAACCAAATCTTATTGAAGTTAATCCATTAGGTTCTAATTCAACAGTATATCTTTTCGGTACTCTTTTTATTTTTAATATATAAACCGCATCTCCAGAAGTGGATGCATCCCCATTTATATCTCCTATAAAAATTGTATCTTTAGCCAATGAATCTACTTGGTAATATTGAGCACCATCAATTGCTGAAACGGATACAACTTCATTAACATTTTTATCGGGCAACGTAACTTTCAAAAACTTAATTGCATCATTTACTTTGTAAGAAAAAGTTTTCGTCACACCGGCAGCTGCAGAAACACTAGAAATAGATACTGTAGTAGTTCCTCCATTATCGGGATTAACTACTCTATGGTCTGGTTGAGAAAAATCAACGTCTGTTAAAATCTCAAATGGGACGACTGGTTCATAATTTGTAAAAACTTTTGCACCTTTTTTCAATTTACATAATTCATTTCCCGAAGTAGAAGTAGTAAAATCAGCACTAACTGATAAATTAACAATAGCTGGAGTGTTATTTTTCGGCCGATATCCAAAATTTTCGGCTAAGGAAACTATGTTTTTAACCTCTACTGCTCTATTAATATAAGCTTCATTTACTTGCCTATCAATATTAAAACTTAAGACATCTCCAATATAGGCCATCATATCTAATATAGCCATACCTCCCGATGCATCATTAAAATCACGCCAATCATTTGGAAAATGACGTTTGACATAATCTATCAAGTCATCCTTTATGGAATCAAAATCTTTAGATAAATAATTAATATCTCTATTTAAACTTTGTGTTGGCATATTTTTTCTCTATGTAGATGTTACTGTAAAAGTAATTTTATCAGCCATAGCTTGTTGGTCTTTTATAATATAAGCCATAGAAACCCTTACCTGATTTACAGTTAAACTTGGATCGTCTTCACTCGTTGTAAGATTCACATTTTGTAACTTTATAAAAGGTAAATAAGTTTCGATTGCATTATTTATTTCCATTTTAATTTTTTCTAATAACTCAACTTGTCTAATAGGTTCAAATAATTGACC